CACGCCTCATTCAAAATCTCATAGCCGGCTTTATACGCAACAACGACATTTTGCTTACCAGGAAAGAAATAAGCGCCACCGGTCAATTCGACAATTGGTGGGTCGCCAGGAGGCGCTATCGTACCCGGTACGACTCGGTAGCCATAAGGATACCCGCTTGAGAAGGGCGACGGAAATTCGGTCGCAATAGAGTCACTGACTTGCGGTGCTTGATTAAACACGACGCCGTCGACAACCAGCGACGCTAACGAATTGCCAACGAGGGGCCAACTTGGTAGGACAAGTTGTGTTGTCCCAGTTCCATCAAAGTACTGCGTAACGTTATGCGGAACCAGTCGATCCCGATTTAAATAGCCGCGGATGGCCATCGAGACTCGTGAGATCAGACCCACCAAAACGGCGGCACTGGGCGGACTATCTAAGTACGCCTGAGCCGTAGGCAAGGTTGTTAAGTCACCGCCGATCAGGCTCATTTCTTTTTTACCGGATCGACTTTCATCCCTAGCTCCTGCGCCAGAGCCGGGTCGGCCTCTGCGAATTGGCTAAGTTTCGCATTCGCTTCAAGCAAGTGACCTTTTTGGGTCTCGTAAGCGTGGCCCAGTTCGACTAGATTAGCCTCAAGACCCGCGACCTGAAGCTTCAAGCTGTTAATCTGACCTCCCAACAGAATTGCGTTTGGATCTTCCACGCCGTCTGGCGGCTCCGGATCATTCGTCGGTGCACCCTTCGGCGGAGCCGGCATAAGACGAATGCCGCTTCCATCGAGAATCAGCGCCGTGTAATGATCTGGGGCGCGGAAGCATCCCAGACTGTCAACCGGATCAACTACTTCCGCCCGATAGTTGTGCAATTCGACGCTGATTTCGCTCATACCGTCGGGAAACTTGAACCAGAGCCAGGCCATGTTAGCGCCACATTAGTCGAAGCTAAAACGAAAACGATCCGGTGGACGGATTCTTATTCGTAATAATCCCAAAGGCCGGTGTATAGTACATTGTAAAGACTTCGTCGACGTATATGCCGTATTCGTAGCGCCGGGCTCTCCAGGGCCACTGTATCTGATAATAATCCTGACGAACCCGAGCCTCAAGGAGATTCGCCACACCGGACAATTCGTACGGTGATTTGTTCGACCAAAAGACGATAGTCCCCGGCGGCACGTTTGGGTGAACTTCGACGTCGAGCGTGTTGCCGAAGAACTTGTTGTGATACGACGTTACTTTTCGCCCGGCCACGATTCGCCCGGTCTCGGCGTCGGCGTCGAACATAATGCGGAAAACGTTTGCCGCACTGGCCTGATTCAGCATCGCGCCGAAGGTGTCAAGCATATCGACCGACGACATCATTATAAGATCGAAGCCGATCTTATACTGATCGTAGGCGGCTCGAAGCAAGGCGTCGAATTCGGCGATATTAACCCCAACCACTGTGAGGCCCGTATTCCCAGTCGGAAGATTATAGATGAGCGACCCGCCGCGGCTTACCGAAATGCCGGACGGCAGAATGGGGTTGGTCGCCATAAAGCGGCCTGGATCGGGGCCAAGTATTGCGCCGTTGATTTGCGGCAAGATACCGTCGGGAAGCAAGACATTCGTCGAGTTATCCTGCGGAACTCCACCGACATAGAGCGACGACAATGGCTGGCTCGTCGCCGGTGGAACTGTCGTAAAGATCGCCTGATTGGACGGCGTTATGCCAGCCAAGTACATCGAGGCTGGCGCGTTCGAATAGCCCAGATACCAAGCGTAACCGCCGCTGGCCCCTGGGACCGTCGTAACTCGCGCCGTGACGCATTGCGTGCCGGTCGGCGACACAGTAGCAATTGCTGACGGAGCAGCCGAGCCGCCGCCGACAGTGTCGCTGGTACCGTCGGCATTCGCCTTTGTAACTTGGCCCGGCACGCCGCCAAGACCCGTCGCAGAATTATATCCTGTGTAGCCGACGAAGCCAAGACCGGCCAATGCGACGCAAGAGATAAAGACAGCCCCAGTGAATGTTCCCGTCAATCCGGTAACGGCCCCGGCTGTCGGAACGGGTGTCGGAGTAATGCCGAGTGGCATTCCTGCGTTGCCGTTAATTAGAATCTGCTCCTCATTAATCATCAGCGAACGTAAAGCGGACTGAACCGAGATACCTAGCGCCTCCGGACGCAAATTCCGTGCGCCGAGCCTGGCTTCGAACGTAACGCTCGACTCTAGACCGAGAGTCTTAAACGCGGCGGTCATGTCTTGCTCATTAATGGTAATCCGCGAGCCACGGTTGCCTTCAGACACACCAGACGAAACATTATTGAGGTTGATTGCCGTGATGCGCTTCCAATGATACGCGTTCCCGCCGTCCGCTGCGACACGCGGCAGCCGCGCGATACGCGGAATTAACTCACGGTATGGGTAGAGCATCTGAACGACCGGCTTCAGGTCGTACCAAAGCAAGTTTGTGGACTGCGAAACCGTGTCGGCCTTGGCCAGAATCGATCCGGCCTTATCCTCAAGCGCCTTGTTAAATTTTTCGCTGCCCAAGAGAGCCTGGACGAATTCGTTACCAATGCCTGAAGGGCCAGTGAAAGGAACATTGAAGCCAGTCATTTAGATTATCCCTTTAAAGGTCGAATTGCCTTCTATGCCGCGCCGCTTTTATGCCGCGCCAGCCGTGCCGTGGAAGCTAGAGTCGAACACTGACCGACCGTGGCCCTGAAGGATCATGTTGCCAATGACCTTGCCAACAGCCTCCTTTCTAATATTCTCATCGTCGCTGACAAGTCCATTCGGATTTACGCCTTCAAACACCGACGTAGCATCACCCTCTCGGCCCAAGTTGAGCTTCGAGACGTCGAAGGCGTAAGGCTTCTTGCCAAACGTTGGCCCGGCAGGAAGCGACTTCAAAATCTCGTTTTGTGCCTCGGATGCGGCCAACTTGGCCATCATCTCGGCGACCTCGGGCGAGACATATTTTGAGTACCGCTTAGCCATCTTGCCCGGAAACGTTTCGGTCAGATTAACCAGCGGCGGCTCACTTCCACTGCCCTCTCCACCTGGCGACGCTGTGGACAGGTCACTTGGTGATAGACTGCGCACTCCGCGCGGCACTTCATAGCTGAAGCCCGAATCGCCAACTTCCTGACCACGTTGTCCCGACCGGCCGGCGGCTTTCTTTATGTTAACACTTACGGCCTTCATAAAGGTCTTCATAGCGCCGAGTTCGCCATAGGCCTTGTTCAGCGACCGCATTGCCTTACCGATGTCGTCGTCGTCATCGTCATCGTCGGGCTTCTTACCGCGCTTGGCGAGTTCAGCGACTTTGGCCAAATACGCGGCCTTCAAGACCTTGTGTGCCGCCTCAATCGCCGCTGCGCAGTTCTTCCGCGCTCCGCGCGCCTTTCTCATATTCGACTGCGCGATCTGGAACCGCTTCTGTCGACTTGACATCCGCGGCGCAGCCGCATCGCGCTTTTGCGCAGCCAGGGCCAGAATCATCTTGCCCAGATCATCTTCAGTCGCTTCTTGCTTCGACATAGAATTCTTCTCCATTAAGGAAAATTCTCTTTCGATTCGGCGGGCCGCCTTTCGAGACACAGAACCGTTTCGCTGCTCCAGTTCTAGTCCAGGAGCAAGTCCATGGCTTAACTTGCTCTTGCCCTTGCTGTCGGCACCTAGGGTCAAGAAAGACGGCCGCGCCGACTTGGATAGATTCAAACCTGAATCGAGCTTCTGGATTCGGTCCAAGAGCTTCCGTGCCCACTTCTTCGACCATTTATCAGGCAACTTGACGCCGAGCTCGCGGGCACGACGACTAATCAACCGCCGAGTTGCCGGCTTATCCTTCGCTCGGCCGAAGGCTCGCCGGGCGTTGTTTAGATCGTCCTTATTCTTAATCGGAAAGCCGCCCGTCGGAAGAGCTTGGCCGCGATCGGCGAGGCTTTGACGTTCTTGCGTCGATACGTCCCGTTTTTTCGTATCTTTCGTATCGTCATCATCGCAGTCTTCTGAGTGGTGCGTTATCTCTAATTCGCCTTTTGCGGCGCTCTGCGCCGCAGGCGGCGCAGGCAAGGAGAAACCGTCGCGCGCAGCAGGGGGGCTACCACGCTTCGACAGTAACTCAACCGCCTGCGCCATCTTGGACACGGCTTTTTCTTCAGCACTGCGCCGCGTCGCAATCTTCAGCAAATACGCGCCGGAACTATCTTTCGCCTTTTTCGCCACATCGAAGCGGCATTCCGGATTAGCGGGCCGGTCGACGAGGCTGATTTCGACCAATTCGATTCCTGTTATCGTATCACCGACCTTATTGAGCTTCCGACCGCCAATGGAGAGCCCCTGATAGACCTTATCAATGCACTTCTGAACCGCCGTCGGATCGGTAACGCGGCCCCGGATAAAGAGACCTTTCGTGTCGACATTTGCTTCTTGGGTCCGACCGACGGCCGACGGCTGGTGCATCTCCCGAAGGTTGCGCCACTCCATATAACCAGGTAAGGCGGTCTTTATCGCATCCAGCGTAACGACTTCGCCATCAAGGTCTTTTGCCGGTGTCGACGCATAGCCGGTTATCGTACAAGATCCATCCGCGTTCTTCTGGACTTTCGAAAGCGGCATATAGAAGGAGAAGTCGCTCATCGCAGCAGCCTTCTTGATGGTTGCCCAGGCTTCGGCGAAGGCTCGTGACTCATCGCCGTGCCTATCGTACGAACTATTCCAGACATGAAGCCATTGCCGCCGCTTTTTCGAAGTCTTGAGTTTCGAGCGGACAGCAGGCGGAAGGTCTGAAACGGTTGCATAAGGCATGAAGCCATCTAGGGCACAAGGCCCGTCGCGAGCAACAGACTTAGTTGCGCCATTTGGTTAACCGCGTCGCCATGAACGGCCGCACCAGCGTAGACGATAGTGTTGCCGACAGTGGAATTTTGCGTCACAGCAACTGTTGCTGATGCCCCGGTTGTGTCGGTGATTGTGTACGTCGTGGTGTTGCCGGAGACGACCTTCGAAGTGTAGTCGGCCATAGATCAGTCCTCTATTGGATGGGCAAGATAGTTCATGCGCGATTGCTGGAAGCTGTAGTCATGCTCTACGAACCAATTCTCAAGTTTGTCCATACCGACTTTGATCCATTCAACAAGGATCGTCGGCCGATGTGTTTGAATCAGTCTCTGCGCACCAGTTAGGACGTCCAGTTCCATTCCCTCAACATCTATCTTCAGGAAGCCGATACGCGAATTACTAGACAGTCTGCGTGTAACGTCATCAAGAGCAACCATATTGACAAAAACTAAATCCTTTGTATAATCTATTGATTGACCAATGTACTCTGTTGTCTTGCTATGTCGTAATTCCATTGAACCGAAGCTTCCAGGACGATTATAGTCAGGAACTGGAATAGAAAGAATCTCTGACTTGGCCCCAACGGCGTTGCAATCTGCATGAATGTTATAAAGATTTGACAAGGCAATATTGCCGCAGAGAGCGTAGAAGAGTCGTTCTTGCGGCTCAAATGCCCAAACCCGGCCCCAACCTTCCATATGCTTAGCCATCTCAAGAGAGAGAACGCCGATGTTGGCACCGCAGTCGATAGCTACGATCTCCTTATCGATTCTACGTAGCCGCCCAAGTTCGTGCTTAATTAAAGAAATCTCGTCGATCTCATACACCCCGTTGCCAAGGATTTGTGCCCCGACGCCATACGTCCCGCCGCTCGGAGAGTTATTGAAGTCGAATCGGCTGACGATCAGCGGCCCATGATCCGAGGCGGCTAGGACGAAACCGAGTGGACGCATCTCAAGCGACCCTCTTTAGTTCGTCGCAACGCAGCAAGTCGCGAGCCCGAAGGACTTGATCCGCCCACTGGCCTGGCGCATTCTGTCGAATAATCGTCATTGTCTCATACCAAGGCTGACCCGTTCCATTTGCTATATTCCACCAGCGCCAACAAGGGTTAAATTGACTTAGCATGATTGTTGGCCTGCCCATCGCCGCGGCCAGATGAGCCACTGCGGTATCGACGCTGATGACCATATCTAGCTTATCGACGAATGCGGCTGTCTGGCCCCAAGTGTTCAGCTTCGGCATCAGGTCTAAGACAAGGGCTTCGGCCCCCAAGTCAACAATCTCCCGACTAGAATCGTTCTTGCAAAGCGACCAAAGTTGAACATTGGGCAACTCCGCCAAGGGCAGCCAGTCGGACAATTGCGATACGCGATGTCGCCAATTGCCACTCTTCTCATTGTTCGACCGCCAACAGATCCCAATATTTCGCGTGTTTCTGTAGACGTTTGGAACGGAGATCGCTGGTGCGGATAGATAAGACGCCGACCGTATAGAAAATCGCTCTATGCCAAGCCAGCGCATCGCTCCGTACGTCGGCGACTGATAGTCGAATCGCATATTCGACTCATTCATCGCCTCGATGGCCAAGATGTCGATATTCCAATCCTGTGAACCGAATAAGTCAATCATCGACTCCGGCGTGCCTAGTGTTACTTTAGCCCCAAGACGAAAAATGTCTAACCAGAAGCGGCTAGTCATAATCATGTCGCCGAAGCCCTGCTCGCTATGTAATAGGATCGACTTATTAGTTAGATCCTGCCCGGTCCACTCAGGGATGCGGAAGTCCCACGCGGGTAAGTGCGGCAAATCTTTCCACCGGCCTTCATAATCGACCAGACCTTCGGACAGGCGCTCCATCGCGAGCAGAACGTGGGCGCGATCGTTCCGAATCGCATCGCTATCGCCGCCCAAAGCAATAACGGTGTCGAAGGCAGCCAAGGCTCGTGGCCAATTGCCCATTCGATACTGCAAAAGCCCTAGATTGTGCCACGCGTTGCGGTTGTCCGGACGCAACTCAGTTGCGTGGACGAGAGCCGACTCAGCCTCGTCGTATCGTTCTAGTCGAGTTAGAAGGTTGCCGATTTGGCACCAAATATCCCCGTTATCTGGCGACCTGGCAATTATCTGCCTCGCATGTGCGAGCGCGGCGACTAAACAATCCTGCTGACCCAAAACACCGACAAGGTTGGCGGCTGGGGGAATAAACCCCGGATCGACTTTCAGCGCGGCCAGATAATGAAGTTTCGCTCCATCAAGGTCGCCTTGAAGGAACAGCTCGACTCCCTTGCGGTTTAATGAGTCAGCAGAATTGGTCATCAATAGACGCACAGAATTGGTCATCAATAGACGCGGAGCGTCTATTAGACGGTTGGTGCCTTGAATGAGGCTACGAATGAATATGTAACCGTGCCGTTCGGTGTGGTCGAAGGCGTAACACACGCGGCCGAGGCCGCGACTGCGGCAACACCTGTGGCACCGGCGGCCGGTACGGCGCCGCTGGTATATGCTAGGCTGCATCCGAAGTCGACAAAGCCTGGATCGACCGTAACAGCCAGCGAATTTGTATCGTTTAGCTGAATCGAGGGCGATGCTCCGCCTGCCATTCCCGTCACGACAACTGAGCCTAGTTGAACGATTCCCTTTGAGGTAGCGACGCTGTAGCTACCTGAGACTGGGCAATTCATGGCCAATATATTATCGACCTGATTCGTCGTGTCGTTCGCAATGTAGGTCACGGCGATATTGCCCGCTGTGATTGGCACAGTACCGTTCGACAAAACGACTTGACCTTGCCGTCCTACGTCGGGCTGATTGGCAATAGCCAGTGTTCCGTTCGATAGGGCTGTTGAAGCGATCAACCGACCCACACTGGCGACTCGCGGTGCGGTAAGAAGGGGCTGAATCGAAGACCTCGTACTGAGATACGAAGCCCCCATTCGAACAAGATCGACAGCGTCGCGCGAATCGACAGTTACTGTGCCGTCGGCGGCTGGGACGACGTTGCCGCTATACGGAAGATTAGAGAATTGGCCGCCAACATTCGCGACACTCAATTGAACTTGGACGGGCGCAGGCATTGAGATACTCCTCTATATTATGCTGTAGAACATAGAACGAGGTAGCGCGCAAGCGAAGCCGCTCAACAAAACAACCATTGTATGCTCACTCTGCTCCCAATTGAAGCCATCGAGGGCCTTGACTTCGCCGTCTTCGGCGATCGCGACGCTTCTTCGGCACCGCTGTTGTCTGGCTGTACCAATTGAGTCCAGTCGACGACGATATCGTGTCGGATTTCCAGATGTCGTCGCCCCTGCGATAGAGCACTGTTCCAACTCTTTGCTCCGAAATCGGCCGCTTTACGTCGCCGTTCTTAAGCCAACTCTTAAAGTCGGCCATTGAAAGTCGCGTTAGTGCTCCGCAGCGCAATGGACCTTTGCCGTCGCTATTTGCATCACAGTACTTTTCGTAGACCTTCCGCGGATTATTCCAGCCCAGGAAGACCTTGCATTCGTCGAAGCCTTTATCCTCATCTTCGCCATTTATCTTATCTTGGTCGAGAACAAAAGCCCAAGGGCTATCAAGATGCTTCCCAACGCAGACGTCGATCTGATCGCCATCGGCCCCGATAGTTCCGCGGATGTAGCCATAGTCGAATGGCACTTTACCGCTCCAATCTTCGGCCTTTCGTTTCGACCCCTTTCGGTTCTCAATCGAAATTTCGAGCCCCTGGAATCGAATATGGTCCTTCTTATAGTTCCCTGCGCGGCGTTGGCCACGGGATGCGCTGGATTGATCGACCCTGGATTGATCGACCTTAATTAACCCCTTTACGGCCGCTGAGCCGCTTGTAATCGTCGTTGGCTTGGCCGCGCCTCGCTGTGGCTGATTAGACGGCTTTATAGCGGACGGCTTGCCGCCCGGGCTGGGCGCTTGTGCGCCCAGTGGCGGCTTTTGCATCGCGACTGCGTCGCCCTTCGCAGCCATCTCCAACGGAACGATCTGATTGCCGATATAGATCATGTGAACATCGCCATTGGCGATCGGTTCCAGACCCGACTCGTCTCTTGCTTCGTTGATCGAATATTCGCCAGACTTGATCTTCAGATCATGGATCTTGGCCTGTTTCTCTAAGTCGGGCTCCGGTCTTGGCAAAAAGACGAATTCGAGATCGTCATAGCCAAATTGATCTTGGATAATCGAATCCATTATGTCGTCCTTATAGTACGACATAACAGGATAAAGTCCCTCCTCCTCGGCCATCTGCTGGGCGTTCTGAGCGGTCGCCCTATTGAGCATGCGGACAAACGGGGCCGGCGAAACACTATAGGCATAACAAGCCAAACGAATTAGAGTTTCGTCACGTTGGGACCAGAGACTCTCGCCGCTTGAGTTCTTTATGTCGAACGGCTTCATCCCGCCCGGGACGAAGCGCATCTTCGACTTAAGCCGAGAATCCCTTGATAATAGGGCATCCATATGGGCCTGATAGGCCGCAATCTGTCTGGGCGTCCATGACTCCGGGACGGTTACAATAAGATCAGGTAAAGTCCCTTCGGCCCAGAAGTTAAACTGATAGAAGGTCTTGCGAATGGCCTCAGATGCTTCGACTAAGATCTGTTCCGTCGGTGGAAAGCCAAAGATCGGAAAGTCGGGCCGCGGCCGCATAGGCCGATAGATTATCTCGCTTTCATCGAGATCGACCATCGGCAGACCTTTGATAACTTGCTGAAAGGCCGGCTGACGTTTTAGGTATTCGATTCCGTCATCAGTTACTTCCCAGACCGAGTCGGGCCGCCGGCCGGCATCATCGATTAACGGGAATATAGTCGCTCCATCAAGAACCTCGGCATTGAGCAGGCGGCCACGTCGGTCCCGACTAAAGAAGATCGTTGGAGCATCGAGAATCAACAGATCGTCGAGAAGCTTACGGCTCCACTGGCTGTACTTAAGCTTGCCGTCGGGCGATTTGAAGAATTTACGTAGCTCATCCACGCCGGCGGAGCCGGCTTTTGGTTTATCGCGCCGCTGGATGGTCCATGGAATGCGCAGTAATTGGTCCTGTCGCGTGGCAATGATTGTGGCTAAGACACCCCACGTCCGTGCCATCCCGCGCAGCATCGACATCGTCTCAATACGCCGCGGAATGTAGTTTAGGTTGTAGCCAACCGGAAAGTCCCATTCGCGTGGCCGCGTGATGTAGGGCGGGCCGAAGGGATAGAGGGGCTGAAACGGACTATACCAATTCGACCCCATATCAATATCGTCGATCGACGGTTGGGGCTGATCGGGCCGTTCGTCAGTGTATTTAGAATTCGGGTTCGGTCCTGGGTAGCCAGAGTCGGGCTGCGGCGATCCGACCTGTGATGGTCGCGGTGTGTAGCCCGGATGTGTATACTGACCCGACGCACCAAAGGCCGGCGAAATTGGCGTCGAAACCCCACCGTGTGACGCCTTGGCCATGCGCCGGACTTCTTGCCACCACTCGTCGAAAGATAAGGGCACGACTAAATCCTGACCGAAGATTAGCGACCTATTTCACTCTATTTCACTCTATTTCACTGAAACACTGTAGCGTGTGGGATTCTGACCCAACCGTTGGGCGCATTGCACCAGTACCAATATTTAGCGTCTCCCGTCATGCTGTAAAAATCTCCCGGCGTACATGAGTCTGTTGGTTGATGGGTCACCCATGTGCTGGGCATCTGCGCGCCATAGACCTTGATACCGTCCGACTGCAAAAAGCATGGAAACTCGCAAGGTGGAGGGGCGGGTACAGGCGTGTATGTGGGCGACGTGCACACACTTCGACCTCCGCATATTCCCACAACGCCACAATCTACATTTGGATCAGTCGCCGGTGGACACGTCGACTGCGGCGCGCCTCTTTGTTGCCCGCCTCTTTGCTGCCCGCTACCTGGCACTGTCATTGCCACCGTGATGCCCACCCACAACAGTCCTGTTACTACCACTATTCTCATCATGTTTACCTCCAATCAGGTATTTTTCACGTTTCGCGATCAGCTATCAGGTCCTTTGATCACATAGGTAAACCCGTCCTCGTCGACGAGATCGATCTGGCGGGGCTTGGTTTGATCGGTGGCAAGCGAGGCTTTGCGGTAGGGACAGCGGATCGCGCAGTTGTCCATGTCTGGAGGCTGGCCGCACGTAGGGCAGGGATCGGGCATGATGGGCGAGGCAGGATCATCCTCACTCATGTAAACAGTCCCTTTCCGATCGCCGCCCGCACCTGCGAATCGCTGAGCTTCCATATCCAACGGTCATAAAGGAAATGCACGAAGCCCAGCCCCATCCTGGCGCAAGTGACCGCAGGGATAACGCGAATCATATTCCCGGCCGGTGTTGGGATCATCCACATGAAACCGACGCTACCCAGCAATAGCATTCCACCGATAAAGAGCCAGCGACGCTTCGAAACGATCGAGCAGAGCCCAATCTCAACCAGCCAATGATTGAACGAGAGGATGCCGAAAGAAAGCAATGCCACCCGAGGGGAATGCGTGATGGCCGGTACTGCCGCCATGCCGAGTGCCGTGATCGCGAGGCATCCATACTTATCGACAAGCCGCAGCCGAGTATTGCGGAGGCTGTTCCTCCGATAAAGCTGCAGGACTCCGAAATTCTGCGCTCCGAAGTGATATATATTCCAGATCCAATAAATCCAAATCACGATCGGAAACGGATTCGTCCAATCGGTCAGGCGCCATAGGTTGCCACGACCATAGGTTAAGGAGGTCAACCCCAGGCTCGTCATCGCGCCGATCGAGAACGTGACTGCAAAGATTGCGCTCGGCAACGCAATACTTTTCCAAGGCCTGGTCAATAACACACGTCGTCGAAAACCCTCGTGCGACCATGCCAGCATGATCGGCGAGAGTGAGTGGCCAGTCTCGAGCAATACTGCCAATGCGAAGAACATCAGCAATGCAGTCGGCGGCATGACCAACAACATCACGCCCATCGGTAGACCGCTCAAGATCCAGAACCCGTCCCACCACGGTCCGCGTATCCACGTCATAAACCGCCGCCACCTTTCCGCCTGTTAATGATTTATTACCGTTCCAAAACATTGGTTTGATGTCTCAAATGACCCAGGGCACACCCATACCTGTATGTTCTGGATATACAGGTCTACGGGCGCGGTTAGTTGGACTCCGTTTCCATATCCGATGCCAAGCCCCAGAGTTTCATCATGAACAGCAAAATCGATCGACGCGAAGCTCAAAGGCAGCTGGTTGCAGCCATAGCCGCTCCCATCGAGGTAATTGCACTTCCAGTACTGCGAAATTCCGTCGCTGGTGAACAGGATGCCCAGTGTATGATAAACAGTTACGTCTGCCCGCGCGTTGACCGATGGTGGGTCCGTAATCGCATTGCAAAACCCACTCCCTCCACCACAGGCGTACTCGGTAGATCCGTCGCCGTAGATCCACCCACTGCCAGTATTCGTGTTCGGCTGAAGCTCGAAAATGTCCGGCTCGATCCAGTGGGAATGATTGGGACCAACGGTAAATTCTGCACCAGCGATATTGGGGTAAGAGTTTCCTTGTGTTAGTCCCGCCGACGCAAAACGGAACGTGAACTGAAAGTACATGGTCACAGGGAAGGCGTTGTTGTTGCTAAAAATTATCGGATAGGGGTATGCCAACACGGAGATAGGGCCATTGGGCACCGGCTGGTTCAGATGGAGAACTTGTTTCCCTATCGACGGATCGTTCTCCAGATCGATATTGGCGCACGGAGCCCCCGTATTGGGGTTATACTGGACCGTCCACGACCACCCTGGAAGCGCTGGACCGCCGCACTGATAGAGCCAGTTGGCGAGATTGGTATATTGCGCTTGCGAGAAGTCGGCGTTGACGGCCGCGGCTGTGAATCCGGCGGCGGCGGCTGGGGGAGGAGGCGTCGGCCCTGATGTGATGTTGTAAGTCAACGTTCCGGAAGCTGCCCATGCGTATGATGCAAAAATTGCAATGATTCCAGCAACCGTAAGTCCAATCAAGCGCTTCATGGAGCGTTCACCACAAAAGTTTGATTTGTTGCAGCAATTGGTGTTGCACTGGAGGTCGCGACGAACCAACTACCAGTTGAGCCGCCAATCGTCAAAGGACAGAGGGTCTGCGAGCACGCACCGGGCGTCGGCGCTCCGCCATAAGTCTGTCCATTCGCCTGCACCACGGTGAAGGGCGTCTGGGAGGTGCCGGCCGGCGTCGAGGTCAGGAACGACACAGGGTTGGTTGTAAAGTTGACCGCAACCGGCGTCGCATTGGCATTGTAAAGCACCGTAATCTCCGTTGCCGACAGAGCGCGGTTATAGAGACGGGCATCATAGGTGGCGCCCGCGAAGAGGTTGTTAGACGTCGTCGGATTCGCGTTCACCCGCACATGCCCAGCCCCGGCCGCCAACGCGCCGCCGGCAAACGTCGTCGAGGCTACCTGGGCTCCGTTGATATAAGCCTGAATTGACGCCCCATCGTAGGTTCCGCAATAGTAATACCACGTCCCCGCCGTGAGTTGTTGTCCCGTCCATGTCACCTGACCGGAAGTGGTACCGTTGCCGACGGAAAAATACCCCTGGGCGCCGTCCGTTCGATAGGACAAGTCGAAACCGTCGTTATCGCTGCCAGGGTTGGAATTGGCGAAGACGTTGGGATAATTGTTCGTCACATTGGCCGGCTGCATCCACAGGCAGGCCGTGATCCCCGTCCACCCAGCCGTGCTGATCGTGGCGTTGTCGACATACTGCGACGTGCCGTTGAAATTCGCCCCCATCGGGCCGAAGGTCAGCGGCCCGGCAACAACTGTGGCCGTGTTCCCGCTGCCCGATGCGTCGGCGACGGTCGTACCCGTGATGCTCGCCGAATTGAGCAACCATTGCGCGACCGGCCCCGGCAACGCCGGCGGCGTCTGCCCACCCCGGAGGAACCTCGCTTGGATACCGAATGCAAGTAACGCTACCACAGAGGCGACGACCATCGAGACTGCGATGCTCTGCCACTTGCGCATAATATTCATAGCCTCCTTTTAACAAGCCTTTTAACAAGCCTTTTAACAAGCCTTTTAACAAGCCTTTTAACAAGCGCTCGATGTCGCCGGTGGCAACGTGCCACTTATCGGCGGAGTTTTGAAGAACCCATTCAAGTAGTTCGTCAGCGCTGCGTTGTAACTATTCAACGCATTGTCTAAATTCGTCAACGCCGTCAGCGTCGGAATTGGATGAGGGGCGTTGCTGGTATCTTTCAGAGAAGGGACGGCGATGGCATTGGGGAACGCGACACCATTTGTCTTATACAATGCCCGCCAATTAGCCAAATCAGCGAGGTTGTTCGTCGAAAGCGCATAGGTGCCGCTCAACCCCGTGTTCGTCGTGCAGCTCAGCGTTATCCCTGCTGCCTTGGCCGCCGCCACCGTCGCCTGTGCCGTCTGCTGGTTCGCGATCACCGTCTGCGCATTGTTGAACGTTTGCCATGGGCCGTAATTCGGGTCACTTGTATTGCTTGTGTCGATCACTGTCGTCCCGGCTGGATATTGACTACAATCCGCCGCGCTCGACAGGAGAAACGGGCCGCCTGTAACGACATTGGGTGTGCCGGTAGTTATACTGAAACATCCCGGACCAAGAGGTGGCGCCGAGTCAGCACGGGTTGGTTCCGACACTGGCAGACCAGCCGTCAACAACAACATAATGAAAATGATCTTTCGCATTTGTTCCATTCTTACAGGCTCGGTTTAAGCGAACACATGCCTGCGGCCGCGCCGCCACTGCTAGTATAGTAAAATTGCATACCTGACAAGTTAGCACTGTTCGAATATGGGCCTACCGCGCCAATACCCTTGCGTTCTATAAATCCACCTGAGAGGTGCGCGGTTGCGAAGCCGGTGACTGTAGTCAGAAATCCGGCCCCACTGCTATACGTCATCGCAACGTGCAAATGCACGGTGGCACCGTCAACATTGGAGCCCGTACTGAAGGATTGCCCCGTTGCATTTGTGCCCGTCAGCATAATAATTGTGTCCCCTGTTCCCTGCGCGGTTGCCCAGAGTGGCACAGTGCCGGCAGTTACCGCCGAACTGCCTTCCGTCGGATCCGATAACACGTAATGGTATGCCGATGTTTGAAATATTCCGCCGTATGCCAGTTGACCTTTAAAATTATAATTATCAACCGTTGGGATTAAACCGTTGCAATCTACATCGTACTGCAAATAGCCACTCAACTGAGTGTAAACTATAGCCGCCATACCGGCCCCATTCTGGGTCCAGACCCCGGGGTCGAATCTGAAGGCTCGATAGCAGCCCCCTGAATCAGACTGCAATATCACTTCGCCGCCCGGATAGAGCGTCAGCGGAATACCAGCACTACAGGTATTCGGGATAGCGGGATTGCCCCCAATAACCCCTCTCGCCCCAACTATCGCACCGGATGTGGTCGCAATCTTACAAATAGCAATCGCCGTCGTCGTCGACGTGCTAAAGTTCTTAATCGTCACACGGCTGCCAGCCGGGAATACTGTCGTGCCCGACGTCGGCATCGTATAAGTAACGACTGTCGGATTCGGCCCCGCTTGATTGTTGGCACTGCAATCTAAAATAGCTCCTTTATTAGCAGCAGTAATTGTGTAATTGCCTGCAACTGGAGCAATTAATTGCCCGGTCAGTGGAATACAACCGCCACATACCCAACCAGCGCCATCACTCGTAATTATAACATTGGGTACATCCGCCGGAATAGTGACTGACTGGCTTGCTACGCCTGCTGCGCTTCCAATCTTAATTGCGTCACCACTATTCGGTGTCAACGTAGCGGTAACGCCTTGAGTTTGAATCCAATAACATCCATTCGGACTGCCACTAACCGTGGTGCTGTAAACCGGAAGAGTGTAAGTCTGCGAAGCACTTTCTGCAACGAGTCCAGAACACGCAATCCATTGTGCCGCGGTCAATGTCTGCGAACCTGCCGGGTTCGTAATCTGGCTCGAACTAGCAATTGTCAGAGCATTTGGGCCGGTCGAAGGAGTTATCGATACTCCGTTGCCGGCTGTCAGTGCGGTGTCGCTCGCCGGAGCTGAACTTCCCGTTGGATTACCCAAAATGTGTCCAGCACCGACTGTCGGGACACTACCACCACCACCGCCTGGACCCAAGCCTTGAGCCGAAGCGCCGGCGACACTTAGTAATAAACTTAATATCGCCCCAACTTCAGCGACCAGCTTCATTGCACGCGGCCTTTGAAGAAGGCAGTCGCGCTCGCGGTTTTTGTAAAGCATCCCGTAGTCGAAAACACTGCAACTACTCCAGCGGCATACACGTCTGGCGGCGAGCCATTACTTGCAAAGCCCTGACTACTCCCGACTGAGACTTGCACACAGTCTTTCGGAGTAACAGTTCCGTCGGGCGGTACGGTAGTCGCGTCAAAGGTCATAAGATATCCGGCGACTGCGCCAGGTGTTACATAGAGCGAATATAGATTTCCAGGGCTGGCCTTAAGTATGTGACTCGATTCGGCCACCGTAGAACTAATCGATGGCAAACCAATCGTCGAGGACGAACTTGGCGCCTGCGTGACAGATATTGGAGTCATCGACGGGACGCCCTGCACAGCGATGACACTCGACGGCGCGGACCCAGGAGCGGAATCGATAGTTGCTCCCGTGTTGCCGACGATCCCAACCTTCTGCGTTCCTGCGGCCGCCGTTGCAATCGCACTGCCGCCGATTTGCGTGTTATTAACCGACTGATTTGCCGCAATCGCAACATTTAGGGGCGTGGTTAAGTTGGGCTGATTCGGACTTAATTGGGTTACAAAAGCCGTGTCAGTCGTGGCACTACTCGTACTTGCAGCCTTTATCGTGCCGACTCTGATTCCGTCGCTAATTTCGGAGAAGAGCGGATTAGTCGCAGAGAGAATAACGTTGCCCTGAAGCAGATTCGTATATATGCCATTCGTGTTACTGTTAGAGGCTCCGCCAATAGACAATCCAGTGAAGAAGGGATTCGCGGCTGTATTAACCGACGTCGTCGGAGAGACTTCGAATATACCCGAACCTGAGACTGATGGCGTATTGGTTACATAGGCATTAACGCTGGGGACTTTAACCGCACCGGGGGAAGTGCCGTAGTTAGCCGTTGCGCCTAGGGCCGTTCCGGCCCAATTAGCGACGTTACTTTGCATGAGACCGCCGCTGACCGCACCAGCAACCGTTCCAGTGTTAGTTTCGGTAACGGAGTCCTGAACGGCAAACGTACCGTTGTTAATCGCCGTGGTACGTAAGTTTCCGGCTAGGTCGAGTGAAAGCGGGTTAGTCTTTCCCGTCGTGTA